TTTAGAGATAAATGGAAGAATACTTTTCCTGATAACATGGACAATGTTGTAGACGATCTTAAAAACGGAAGAGTTACTGAAGATATTAAGTTTCTTTTGTTCAATGAGCTTGCTGATCTACAACCTATTACTCTCTCTGAGCTTCCTCCCGGCTATCTCACGGCTGGAAACTATAGACTTGTGTATATGTTGAAATCTTTTATGCTTAAACAGATTGACATTGTACGGCGTAATGTTGTTCAGGAATACAAAAAAGGTAACAAGGCTAAAGCTGCCATGACCTCTATTAGGCTTGGTGCATACCTCGGTGCTTCTGGTGTTGGCATTGATCAGCTAAAGAAAATAATGTCAGGGCAGGAGTTCTCTCGTGTAGAAGACTTACCAGATGAAGCGTTGTGGGCTGTTCTAAGCATCTACGGTCTGAGCAAATACACCACAGAAAGGTATCTGCGAAGGGGCGAGGTAACACAGGCTGCTGCTAATACCTTATCTCCGCCTTTTACTCTTCTGGACAACATTGTTAAAGGCGTAATTGACTTGAATTCAGAAGATACGGAAACAACTAAGATTCTAAAAACTATACCGGGCTTCGGTAACCTTGCATATATGTGGTTTGGTGGTGGCGCTGAGAAAGCTATGGAGCAACGGGAAAGAGAAAGGGCATCTGAGTAATGGGTATGTTTGATAGAATTACTAAGTCTATCAGGGACGAGCTACTTCAAACTAGCTCCCCTCCTGCTGTAGATGCGTTGATAGGAGCCCTACTTACTAAAGAGGCTGCAAAGGGAATGTTCAATGACATGTCTACTTTGGACAAGGCTGCTCTTGTAACGTCTCCAGTACCTTATGTTGGTACTGCTACAGGCGTAACTGCAGATTCAGTAGCTATGGCTAAAGACCCTTCTGTTCTTAACGCGGCTGCAATAGGTAGTAACTTTGTTCCGTTTGCTAGAGCCTTAAGATTTCTTGGGGATGCCTCCAGACCTGCCCGTGAGTATTTTGAAGACAAGGCTCTTGAGGGTTTAGAAAACATTCCTAATTATGTAAGGGGTTTCTATGGAAGTCCTCTTGCTGGGCTGTTTGGTTTGTCCGAATCTGCTGTTAAGGGAATTGCCAATGTAGCAGAACAACGGTTAAGTCCCCAAGCAATAGCAAACCAGAGAGAAGGGGTTCCTGTTAATCTTCAACGAGTGTCCCAACAAGAGCTTAAGAAGTTTGACAAAATTCCAGAAAAAGTTGAAAAGCTAGAAGACAAACTTTTACAGCCGGGTCTTACAGGGAAGCAGCAAAATAAAATTACTGAGAAAATTAGAAAACTTAAGACTGAAAGATCAACAGCCCTTAAAAAAGTAATGGGTCAGGCAAACGCTAACAAGTTGTATTACGAACAGTACGACAGACAGCAGCCTAAATTCTTAGCTGCTCTTGATGGCCTAGACTTTAGAGGTTTTTCTGATCTAAGTTCTAAATCATATTATGATCTTGTAAAAGGGTCTACTGATCTTTCAAAAGGAGAGGCCGATACAGCTTTCAGGGAAATAAAGAAGGCGTGGAATGTAGACCCTGAAAAAAACTACCGCATGGCTCTTAGGAATCCAACTACAGGAGCATCTGGAAAACTTATAGACCCTGTAAGGGCGGGAAGGAAAGAACCGTTTGGTGGTGTAAACAGAGAGCAGCTTGCTTCTGTCTTTCAAGGAGGCACTTTTACAAGTAATAGGAATCTTCTCAAGGCACTTGAGAACGCACCTGATCTGAAGAAGCCTGTGAAAAGCAAATCAAAAATAGCAGAGCTTAGAAAGAAAAATAAAATTGTAATGAGAGATGGTGTTGCTTACGAGAAGCTTCCTATTAAGATAAGGAACAAAGCCGGTGTGTTGAAAGACAACGAAGCTCCTATAATCATGGGCAGTATGAGAAGTGATGCCGTTGAGCTAGGAGGGGTAAACTACGCTACTACTGTTAAACCCAATGGTAGAGTGATTGTAATGGTTTCGGATGAAAACGATCTGCTTAACGTACCCCTTTCTAAACTTAATAAAATTACAGGTGGTAAAACAAATATCAAAGACACTGCTATTAAAGCTCCTCTTGCTAAGAGCCGTATGATAACTACTGTAACTCCTTTTGAGTTTGACCTTGCAAAGATTGCTAAGGGAGAACAGGGTGTGGTTGAGAGAAGTATGCCAAGAGCAGAAGGTGTTGGGCAGAGAGTGGAAGAAGCCATGTCTGAGGGACTTCCAGATTTTGGTAGGAAAGTAGGGGCTGGCTCTGGTAGTGCTAGTAGAGCAAACCTCAGAACAGCAGAAGCTCTAGCCAATTACAAAGCTCCTATTACGGATGAAGATATAATAGCTGCAGGATTAGCCCAAGCTAAGGTTGCTGCATTGGCTGGTAAACCCTTAGTTAGACAACAGCAAGAGGAAGAATAATGGCACAATCTAAATCAATACCCAAAGACCCATCTAAGTGGTCACAGGCAAAAGCCAAAGCTAAACGAAAGTTCAAAGTATATCCATCTGCCTATGCAAACGCTTGGGCTGCTAAGGAATACAAAAGAATGGGAGGCTCTTGGAAGGGTGCTGACAATCGTGTAAAGAGGAAATCATAATGGCTAAAGGAATGAAGCACTACTTCAGAGACGGGAAAGAACACAAGGGAGGTATGCACAAGATGCCCAATGGTCAGCTACACTCAGGTAAAACTCACGGCAAAACAAGCCAACGTCTGTATCACTTCAAAGACCTGTCAAAGACTGCTAAGATGAAGGCTAAGAAGAATGGCTAAGGGTGGTCTTGGTAAATGGTTTGGTGAGGAATGGACTGACGTTAAGACAGGCAAGCCTTGTGGGCGAAGTGGTAAGAACGATAGGAGAGCTTACCCTGCCTGTAGACCTAAGTCTGTAGCCTCCCGTATTTCTAAGATGGAAGCTAGTAAAAAGACTGGTCCAAGCAGAGTAAGCTGGTCTGTCACTCCATCAGGGAAGAAGGCTTAACCCTTTCGAGAACTCTTAACTTCTCAAGTTCTGTATAGGTCGTCCAATCTGCAATCTCCTCTTGCGTTCTCAGACAACCTATACAGACCATGTTGTGTGTCCTGTTCTCTAGCTGACACACGTTCACACAGGGACTCTTAGACTCCACAACTTCCGCCGTGTCCTGTGATGTCACAGATGTCATGTGTCTCCAATCCCTCTTCAAACTCCTCTCCCAGTTTGTCTACAGCCTCGCTATAGGACACTGAAGATAGGGGTTGTCCACCTCTACATCCATCAGGGTACACCGTGAAACCTCGCAGCCTGTGAGCGTAACTGGCAAGGGTATTAGCAAAGTCATCAACAGTGTCCTCATTGTTAAGCTTGCTCCCCCACTCTGGCAGGTTGATCGTACTGCTGATGGACATATCCACGTAGTCTTGTACGTCTGCCTGAAACTTCATCCGACGCTTGTAGTCACTGGCTAGGTCCAAGGCAGACTCAATACCGTCAGGCTTTACACCGTACAGGTCGATGATCTCCTGTGCTGCACTGTCTACAACATACTGATAGTGCCACTTGTTACCGCCTTTGAGATACCTACGCTTATAGGCAACAGCAAAGATAGGCTCAACACCAGTAGAAGTACCAGCAAGAATACCAATGCTGCCAGTAGGAGCGATAGCCCTATTAGCAACAGGACGGGTAACGCCAAACTCATCAGCAGTTTGTCTACTAGTCTTATCACTGACGCCTTTGTATACTGAGAGCCACTGGTGAAGTTCATCACTGACTTCATACTTCTGACCTTTCTTAATTAACCATTCATGCATACCCATCAGACCAAGACCAAGCCTACGGTTCTTCTCTCGTGTCTCATAGACCTTCTCATAAGGCAGCTTGGCTTTCATAGTACCACACATCAGGAACTTGGTTGCTAGTTCTACAGTCTGGCTAAACTCCTTAAGCCCACTGATGCGTCCCATGTTGATAGAACCAAGGTTGCACACGTCGCTATCGTCAGCGCTGGTCACTTCTGTGCAAGCGTTGCGGAGTGTCTCATCTTCCTTATCAAAGAAGTTAAAGCTAAACCCTGGTTCTGCTGACTGCATGGCCTGTTTTACATTCTGTT